TGTTTGCTTTGCTTTAATATTTTGTGTTTCAATATTGAAACGTTCTTTTTCAAGGTTAATTAATTCTCTAATATTATTAGCTTCTTGTGTTAAACCTTGTGCGGTTGCTGTATTCAATTGTGTTTGTAATTGATTTAACCTATTCATTGAATTAGCTTGTTCATTAAATAAATCAATTTTACGCTGTGCTTGTTCTTCTGTTAACACTCCAACAACCACTGCTTGACGGATTTCATTTACCCTTTGATCTGCCGATAATTTATTACCAGCATTCAAATATTCCAATAACATTTTACTGTTATTAATTTGATCTTTAATAACTTGTAGTCTACCAATTTCTTCTATTTTAAGTTGTTTAGTAACGGCAAGATTATCTAAAACTTCTTGTTTTTGTTTTTGTAGTTCTAAAATAACACCTTGATTAGTTCCACGACCTTTGGATCTTTCAATATCAATTTGTTTTGTTAAATCTAATATTTTACTAGCGGCATCTTGTTCTAACTGTGCGTTTAACTTAATAATATCAGATTGATCTTGATCCATACCAATTGTAGTATTAATGATACGTTGGTAATCTTGTGCAGCCTTGTTTTGTGCTATCTGTTGTTGTGTAGTTTGTTGTGCTACGGTTAATGCTTGCTTGCGGGATTGTAATTCTTCTTTAGAGTATTGTGAAGCTTTGGCAAATGCTGGTTTACTTGCGGGTGCGGGTGCGGGTGCACCAGGTGTCCCACCAGTTGCCTCTTTCATCTCGTCATTAGTGCCTTCTAACGCCTTGTTCAATCCATATATTGCGGCTGCGGCTGCTACAGCACCACCGGCAATAATTGCCCATCCTTTTGGACCACTCAATGCGGTAAGTGCTGTTTGAACAATGACTGTACCTTTTAATGCATTAGTTAATACTTTTACTGCTGAAACAATTGCAATTATGGCTCCAACTGTTTTGGCTGCGAACATTGTAGCAAATAATATACCTAAAGTTTTAACTACTTTTTCAGCTTGCTCTAATGATAATCTAAAATTATCTGTCTCACCAATAATCGGAGTGAATACACCTATAACTGCTTTTTGTAGTGTGGCAAAGTTAGCTTCCAAGTTATCCATAACTTGCCCAGCTTTTTCATATTCTTGTTGAAATTTGGTAACGTCTTGTGTATCTAATATTGCTTGTAATTTTGTAGGATCAATATTTCTAAATGCTTTACCAAATATATCTACGCCGGCTGCTGTACGAGCCGCGCCTGCTTCCATTTGTGCTAGTGATGCTAATGCATTGTTTAATAGTTGACCTTCACTTAATTTAGTTAAGTCACCTAATTTAATGCCAACTTTGCCTAATGCATCTTGTGCTTTTTCACTACCACTGGCTGCTTGTTCTAAGTTACCATAAAATGTAGTAAGCAATTTACCAACATCTTTGGCATCACCACCGGCTAGCTTAAGACTATTTGCTAATGCACCTACTTGCCCAACAGCAATACCCGTAGCATCAGCAACATCACCAATAGCGTCTGCAGCCTTAAAAGCACCGGCTATAAAAGAAGCAAATCCTATACCTGCAATTGCTGATCCTAAACCACCAATACTATTCTTTAATCGGTCAACTGCTTGTTGACCTTGTACATCTAATTGAATAACATATTTGTCTATTGTTGCCATTAACTGGTCCTCACTTTAATATTATACCTAATTTTTGCTTAACGTAAGCTCTAATGTGTTCTACTGTAGGTTTAGTCATACCTTCTGGGGCTTGGTCACTACCACGCATACCCTTTGGTGTCATATGACGACCTTTATCTAAAACCTCAGCATATGGATAGTTTGCGTCAATACTGTTACCAGTTTTACGTGTTTTGCGTTTAGCATTGCCCGTACGTACTGGTGTTACGTCAACAAACTTCTTATATGCTTCTTGTGTGATAGTAGTATCATTTAGTACACCCAAGACTTTATTCAAACGATTAGATATATTATTAGTTGCCACTTGCTTTCTCCATCATTGCTTTAAGTTCATCATCAGTAAATTGATATACTGAAGGATCAACTTTACCATTAGCTTTTTGCTGTTGAAAGTTTTCGTATGTAGCAAGTACATCAGATACCATTAGGTCATAGGTAGTAGCACGATGTTCAACTTCACTTGGTAACATTCCATACTTCTCTGCCATACGACCTATTGTTATCATTCTGGCTGTTCTCCAGCTGTTGGGGTTGATGTCTTGCTCTGTGACTTTCCCAATATAGCGCCAATCTTATTGATTGCCGCGGCAGCAATATCTATGGGTAAATCCTGATCATTTTTGATTGCTGGCTTACCCTTATCATTTAATATAAGTTTTTTAATTATCTTATCTAGTTGTTCGTACTCACCATCGCTACGTGCGTTAAAAAACTCAAAGTATGTTGATAAACCGACAATATCATATGTGTGAAATGTAATTGGTTCATTATATTTTTCTAATAGTTCCTTATCGTCTAGTACGATCTCTATTAGTTTGGGAGTAGATGCGAATTCTTGAATGTTCATTTGTTTTCCTTAGTAAATTATTGTAATGTATTTATTCTTTTGTATCTATCTTATCAAGTAACTGATTAAGTAGTGCGATACGAAAAGCTTGTTTAGCTTTTAATTGTCTTATTGTTGATTGCATTGCCTCAAGCATGGGCATCATCTTTGCTTCATCTGCTAGTAAGCTACGTAGTTTATCTTCATCGCTATGTAACCAAATATCTTTTTGTTCGTTCATTTGTTTCTTTCTAATAAAAAAGGAACACTTTTTAGGGTGTTCCTTGTTTCACTCAATCACTGATTAAGGATTGATAGCTGATACCATACTACCATTGACAGCAAGTGTCATTGGTGTAACCCAAACGGGTGCGTCTGGACTAACTGTTGGTGCCAAGCTACTTAAGTAACCCTGACCAGCGTAATAGTAAGCATTCGCTGTACTGTTGCCACCATTCAATACTAGTTTCCACTGTACTTCAACTTTGTTATTTGATAATCCTGCAACACCGTATTCAGTGGCAGTATTTGGAGATACTTGATCTGTACCAAAGTACACAGTACCATCAATAACCATGTTCACAGAGATTTCGTTATCTGCTGGAGTAGTTAGTTTGTTCATATCACCAGAACAGAAATCAATGTATGAATAGATTCCTGTACTATTTGTGATAGTAACGTCTTGTAAGCAAGTTACACTAAGTGTGTTTGCTATGTTGCCCCAGTTAGCTGTATTGCTAATTAGGTCTGTACTTACCAACATTGTTGGTTGAGTACCTGTTGTGTTAACTGTAATTCTTGCCATTTGATTTCTCCTTGTGTTAGGCTTTAAGTATTAAATTCCATGCGTAATAGACTGAATGTCCAGGTATGTTTCTCTGCCTGAGTAGGTCCATATGTTCTAACTTGATCAAAGTCACGTTGAAAGTAACCATTCATCAATTGTTCACCGTCATCTTTTATAGCAACGACAAGATTTGCTACAATAGCATTTACTTGTACATTGTATGGATCATCTTGATAGCTAATATATGTAACATTGAATTCATCAAATGCATGATAAATTGTGCCACAATATTGAACTGCCAACTGATGCGGATTACGATTATTTGTATGTACATCGCTTACATAGATTCCATAGCGAACTTTTTCACTGTTGCTAGGGAAGTCATTGTATATTGGTATATTCCACGCTGTTGGAATGTCACGTCTCAACACATCAATAATCTGTGTATCATTGATGAGAGGTTGATTCGGTACCAATAATGTACTAACAGCCATTAGAAATATCTCCTATCTCCGTTGAAATAATCAACGTCTGCTGTCCAATTTTCTTCAAGTTTCGTTGTTGGTCCGTTAGGAGCATCTTGATATAAATCATAGAAGTTCATAAGTTGCAACGCTTTAGTCCATTCGTTATCGCAACGCTTTTGTGCGAACTCATAATTTTGTAAATCAACCTCATTCATGTTTGCTACATCTGTTACTAAGCTTTCGTAAAAAACTAAGATAGCACCAAATGTGTCTAAACGAATAAGTGTTTGATCATTCTTTATAAGTTGACTTGGATTAAAACTTGATATTAATTGTCCATTAGGTAGATTTGCATAATAGTAAGCACCTAATACTGTATCACAGTATTTTTGCCACCATCCGAATTCTAACTTGTAAAGCCACTCTTGTGAAGCAACCTTAAAGTAAGGTGCCCAATCTACATCAAGAGCAGCCGCTCTACGTTCCGCTGCCGGATCGTAAAACTGTACGTCTGCTACTGTTGCATTTGAGATTCGCTGATATGGTACTGACATATTATATTTTCCTTAGACATTGATTGGTAGTGTTTAGACTACCAATCATATTCAATTTAAGCTTGAAGAATGTTAATCGCTCCGCCTCTACGCAAGTCACCAACGCCAGAACCGAAGTATCCAACGCCAGTTAACCAAATTTGCAATCCACCTGGAGTTTCACCAGTCTTAATTTGCAAGCCTTCTTTCATAACAGTGAACAAAGCACTATCACCGAAATAAGCACCAACTAATACTGGTAGACTTGCTT